CGTTGATTATGAGCTGCGGAAGCTCCATCAGCACCTGACTGCCGGACTGCTGCGCCAACTGCACAACATCCTCCATGGTGACGCGCTGTGACCGCTTGCTGATGTTCTGCTGCCACCCAACAAAGAAGGCGCTCCAGCCATACTGAAGGGCATACTGAGCCGCCAGAGTGGCCTCCTTGTAGAGCTGCTGGGGCATTTTGCAGTCCCGGATCCAGCGCAGCAGAGTTGTCCCAAGCTGGGACACCGTCATGTCGTTAAGCTCGTTGCCGATGGCCTTGAGTTCAGCCTTCTGGAAGGCCCCAACAAGCAAGGTAGTCAGCTCGTTGCAGGTAGCGTCGATCAACCGGGTGCGGACGTCGGAGGCGCCCTCGAAGGGCCAGGCCGGGTCTCCCTCGGAGCGGTTCTCGGAATGCTTTTTCCCGTCGTCAGTCTGTCCGGGCCACCGGCAGAACCGGATGTTGTCGAACTTGGTGATCAGGTTCCCTTGGGAGGAATTGATCATCGCCCGATTGTACTCGCTCAAGAGCTCCCCAACATGTGGGTTCTTTGACGCAATGGCTAAAACGTCCGTGTTGGTGTTGAGCATAACTTTAATAGCTGCCGCACTTATTAAACTTTTGCCACTCCTTGGAGGTAAAAGACGAAACGTGGCGAGGTTGCATTACCACAAGGTAGCCCAAAGCGTCAATCGGATCTTTGCAGGCCCCCTTTTGGCCGTCGTGTCCGGTCCACTCCCTAAGAGAGTAAATCAAGTTCTGACAGCTTTCATGTACCATTAACCGTGGATGATTTGTTTTGATGTCAATATCCGCTTCACGGTTAAAGCACAAAAGATCGTTGATGATCAAAACACGTTCATCCACTGAAACGCTCGCGGAAGGCTGGAAATACAGCGGTTCAGAAGCATCCATAAGCAGGTCAAGCAGCGTGATGCCACCCTCCTTCGTCGTAGCCTCCGTGCCTGCGCTTCTCGGGTCGATGTAGCGTTCTGCGATCTCCTCGCGCTTGTCAGCATGGGTTTCTAGGGACCAAACCAGTTCGGTGTACTCGTTGACGCCGCGGCCGGCTCCACTCCTTTGGGCCGGGCCTGCCCTGCCGTCAGCCTTGTCGCTGGGAAGCGCCCACTCCCCATAGCTCTGGTCCGGCCACTCCCGGTAGACCCAGATGGTGCCGTAGGGGTCCACCCTGGCCCAGAGCATGAACCAGTTTCGCGCTCCGGCAGGGTCAGCCACCATGTAGTTGGTCCCGATGGGAGCCCGTTCGGTGACAGGATCGGCAAACACGTTAAAGTCGCCAAACAGCGGGAACTGACTGCCGGCAGTCTGATCCGCCCAGCCGTAGGCCCGGATCTTGATCTCGTGTGTGCTGCGACCTTCCAAGGTTTTGCACATCCGGTCCCAGTTGTTGTACGGGTTCAGTTTCGAGTGAAACCAGACGCAGCCGTGCTTCCCGTACACACCTTCTGCCAGGTAGGGCATGTTGCCGCGGGGAACGCCGATGACGTTGTTGTTGGGCAGAAGCTCACTCTCCTTCCACTCCTTGATCCTCGAGGTTGAGATGAATTCCTTAACCACCTGGGTGTACCCCTGAATCGGGGTAAAGGTCACAAGCAGCTTCCCGTTCCGGGTGACGAGCCGGTAGCGCAGGGTCTCGAGCCAGTCCGCGGGAACAAGCTCATCACACCACACAAAGTCCACCTCACCGCCTTCCACGACCTTGATGTCCTGCATGTAGTTCATGAACCAGATCTGGTTCCCGTTGTAGACGGCCGTGTTGTCGGAGAACCCGTTCTTCTGGGTCCAGCTCACGTGCGTAGTCCGGGTGCGCTTGGCCTCCTTGAGCTCGGTCGGCAGGTACTTGTGAAATACGTTCTGCTGCATGGCCACGCTGGTGGCGTTGGACTGGTGCAGGCACCAGATGTTGACTCCGCGCCTTTTGAATTTTTCGCCCACCCACTCCGGGCAGTGCCCGTTCAAATCGGTCCCGATAAAAGCCTGAGCCATCCGTTTGGCGGCGTACTCAGTCTTCCCGGCCCGGTTCCCGCCGAGGACGAGAAGCTCAGCATGAGCGTTAAGGATCTTGTCAGCATCCTTCCAGCACTCCAGCTCCGTCCCGTACCGGTGGGGATCCGCCTGCTCCGCCCTGACGCGCTGCTCCCGCATCTCAAAGAGGCGCATGACCTCCTCGGGCCCGACGTTCTCAATCATCTGCTGACGCTGCTTCTTGTCCGGCAGAGGCAGGAGCGGATGCTCCGTCAGGGGCTGGTTGAGAATTTTGTGGATGATGCGATTTTTTTGGTCGTCAGGTGTTGACATGTTCGGGCTGGTTTGAGATGCTTCAGGTGTCTCCTAACATAAGGAGGCCGCGTAGCCCCTGGTCAACCTGAAACACTGGAGCCACTGGTGAAGACATGGTTCTCGGTATCCCTCTGGACCGAGATTAAAAATCGCTGGCGTCGAAGAGCCGGTGAGTGCTGCACAGTCTGGCCGCGAAAGAGCCAATGAGAATTTGAACGGGTAGCCATGATCTCAGTGACTGTGAATGCGACGCGACGGTGACACTTATACGGAAGTGTGTACGCTTCAAATTGAGCATATCCCCCAATTCTAAGTGGCTAACACTGAGTCTTGGGGGTACTATGCTCAGGCTCCGGGTTCCAGCTTACCGGAAGCATGAGCTTCGGGGTTACCCCGAAGGGTCGGGCCGACGGCCCGAAGGGGTAACAGCGGAGTCAACGTCAAGTACAGGTTAAGATCGTCCTTAGTGATTAAGTACGATTGTGAAGGTAAAGAACGCCATCCTTCACGTTTATGAGTTGCTGTAACTTGATCATGTTACCCTTCTCTCCGACAAACACTCTCCCCAAAGTGTCCGTCTCCACAAAACGCTGGTTGACATACTTCCTCACGACCCGTGCTGTCCTCACGTTGCCATCCAGGTTGGCCGGCCGCTCCACAATGGGCGTCTCCACCCGGACGACCATTTCGGTGGGTTCACCGATATGATCCTGCTCTGCCTCGCTGGCAGGCTCCTCGGCCCCGAGAAAGCCCTTCCTGAACATCCTGCGGACACCCTTAAAGGCCCTTCTTGAAACATAGTCCACGCCTTCCGTGTACTTGCTGACGTCATATGACGCACCGTCACGCGCCATAACCAACTTCTCTGAAACTGTAAAAGTCATATCTTAAATATATTAAGGCCAATTCAAGGCGCCCAGTCCGCAACACGCAGACCGGCTGCCTGCCCGGCACCGTCCACCACCCGCAAAGGTCGAAGGAGTTGGCTCCGGACCCGCAGGAGCGGTATCGCTCACGCCTTGTCCCTGAACTAGCCCGGCAGCACGCTAGCGCAGTGCAGGGGGCGCGTCAAGGTGCGGAGTGCGCAGTGCAGAGGGCCCAGTTGCGGAGAAAAAATTTCAGGGGTGGGGATGCGTCGCCTATGTAGCCCCCCCACGTTTTCCGACCCCCACCCCCCGTTCCACCCTGGTGCAAGTCCTGGTGCTTGTCCTGGTGCTTTTCCGGGAAGCGGTCCGGTCCGGTCCGTCTCGGGGCTCCGGTCCGGTCCGGTCCGGTCCGTTTTGCCATCCAGACACAGAAAAGGGAACCGCCCCGAAGGACGATTCCCTGTTCTTATTGCAAGGCGGATGCAATAACGCATCCAACCCCTTTATTCGCTCAATCCCTGTTCCGCCACCGTCTCTCTACTGTATCGGCTGCCCAGCCTGCCAAACCGGCCAGCGTGCACACGGCCACAAACACGGCTGCCATCCTTAACGAATCCATTCTCCCTCCTCTTGTTCGGTGGCACAATCCAAGCACAGATACATGTTCCCGCTTCGATACAACGGAGCGTGAGTCAAGCATGCATCGCACCTGATTGCGCGAGCGGAAAGGCCGATTGTAGGTCTGTATCCTCCGAACCCGCTGGTGTACCAAGGAACGGAATCTAAGCCCCCGTTAGACTGCCAAACCGTGTCCTCTCTCCACTCACCTTCAGCTTCGTTGGCGATCCGGATTTCACCCTTACCGGAAAGGAAGGCGATCTTACCGTATCCTAACCTTGCAATGTCTTTTTCTATCTTCCTTAGGTTTGGCTCTGTTCCCTTCAGCGTCCGGAGATAACTCTCCGAATCAGTCAACCCTTCGACCAAGGGTTGTTTGCTTAGGATCCCGTTATGGGCAGCAAGCCAGCCATTGCCGAGACAGGGGAACGGGTGGCAATTCCGGGTGGAGCGCTCGCCATGGGTGGCGAGTCGCCAGTGAAGCACGAAGGGAGAACCTTCGGGAATACTGGCAATGATCTTTTCAGCGTCTTTTTCTTCCATCGTCTTTTGGAAAACTAAACGTCCCTTTCGGTTTATCCAACCCGCCCCGAAGCCGTGGGGATTACTGTTCCATGCGTTCGATTGTTCTTCCAACGTTGGAACCCACGTTGAAGCTTTTTCTCTAGTTACTATTAGGCACATATAAATAATTAAATATTGTTTGAATGAAAAAGGGAGAGCAGGGATTGCAATTTAACTTCGGCGATTCTCCTCAGGTGATGAGCGGACACATCCGAACAGGCGAGATCTTCCATCTCACGGACCGTGTGACAATAAAGCCGGATGCGGCTTTCTTTGAGCGTCCCTTTGAACATCCTCCACTCGAAACGGTCCGGACCGATACGGATGGCCCTGTATTTTCCGCCGCTTCCCTTTGCCTCGTCCGCCAGCGTCATTCCATGCGGTTCGTAATCCGCCCAACCCTGACTTTCGCGGTTAGATATTTTAACGAAAAGATGTTTTAACTTTCGCACGATATAAAGCAAACGCATCAAGCGGTGCTTATTCCACCTTGAATCCCGATTAGAGTTTAAATGCAGCCCACACGCTTTGCTATTAGCTGAAACAACGTCGAACCCTTTGCCTTTAATGGATGAAACAAGAGAGCAAGTATCGGAAGCTAAGCTGGAAAGGGATTCCCTGTGTTGAATGAGTATTTCCAACCCCTTTTCACAATCTAGAGAACCGTCTCTCTCCCATGATACGCGCGGAAATGACTCGCTTTTCAAGTGGCGGATTAAGTCTACACGTTCTCCGGCCTCTATTTCTAATTCTACAGAATAAGACGGAAGCGCTATGTTTGTTGGATTCCAGCGCTTCGCGGAATGATAGGAAGGCAAAGAATCATTCCCTTCGGAACAGGCTAGGCAGTAATGGCCATCGTCCGAGAATTCCATCCGGTTCTCTTCAAAGTATTCGCCACAGCCGTCACAATAATAAGCCGAATCAGAAACACATTGCTCACACCACTCTGATTCGGTTTGCCTGCCCCTATAAGACACACCGAAAACGGTTCTGGTCGTCGTCGCAAAACCGGAGCAGCATTCACAAGTATAGACGTCCTCGACTAAGTAATGGCGTCCCCTGATTTCACATGTTTCATCCTCAGGGTAAAACCTACAATAATCTGGAACATAAACAAGGCGCCAGCGCGAAACAATTCGCGCCCGCCGTTGAAAGATTGAATCTAATCCGTTCGGGAACGATTCAACGTGCATTCGGCGGGTTAGCTCATTAACTGCGTTCAATGCGATGCGTTCTAGTGTCATTTTTATTTGTTTGGTTTGTTTGTTTGTTTGTGGGCGCAGCTCGCGCCCGCTATTTAATCGGCACGCAACCGGATTTCCTTTAGTCTTTTCTCCGTAGACGAGCAAAGCCAACAGAGTAATCAGCCAGGGAGCGTCCGGGAAGGGCCAGGAGCCGGGAGCGCCCGGGCACGTCCAGGACATGTACGTCACGCGCCTGCGCGCCCGTAAGAGCCAGGTGCCTATTTAGGCGTTTTTCGAATCTGAAACCAAACCCCTATTTCGGTTTTTTCGAATCTGAAATTGAACGCCTTTTACGATTTTTTCGAATCTGAAAAGCGAAGGGCTGACCCCGTTTCCAGAGCCAGCCCTTTTAGATGCTACCACCGCGTATATGGCAGCTATGTACTGGCAGCTTAGTTACTGCTACCTGCCATGCAAGCACTTTCTTTCCATGCTTGGATGATTTTTAGCCGGACCTCGTGCGGGCAGCCCATTAGCCGCACCTCACGCCAGTCCTGACTTGGCAGCTTCTCCCCCACATGGGTGCTGAGCACCTGCCCGCGGGGGAGCTCGCCTATTCGGTGCACCACGCAGGTCCCGTCTCCGGAGACCTGTGCAATGTAGCCGTCTTCATCGAGGATCGTCTTCACGGATGTGGGCGACGGCGCACTCAGCGGCCTTGACCTGCACCGCGGTCCAGGACTCCCGGGCGGCATTGATCAGTGTGGTGATGTTGCGCACACCTTCAGTGACCAGCTTGGCATGCTGTGCGATGGCACGCTGGAGCAGCCACTCGGTACGCAGTGCAGTGCTGACGGCCTTCTTGACCTCTGCAATGTGAGGAGCCGGGGCCTTCTTGGCGCGGGGCTTGCGGGTTTTGGTTTCGGTTACGGGTTCCATTGTTGTGTTGGTTTCTGACATAAAGTTATTCAGCAGTTTCCCAAAGCTGGGCCTGCTCTTCCATTCTCTCGTCCTCGGATCCGCGGTCAAGCAGAACCTGTACAGCCGTGTCGTTGGCATGCGCCTGACTGTATGCAATGATCCAGCCAACCTCGGTGGGGTACACCT